GCACTAAAAGTCAAATCACTCAAATGGTGATTTAGGTGGTAGAGGTGCTGGTCTTTCTTTCTCTTTCATTATTGTACTCCCATATTCTTCTTGTGTTGTTGATAATCTTTGAGTATTGCTTTGATTTTCTTTATTCGTTCTCTTTTGATTATCGCTTGAATTTCCAGTTCTGTTGGTGGTCTAGGTGTCGGACAAGGGGCAAGAAAGTTATCTTCAAGTATTATGTGTACATACGTACCATCTTCTGTTTTCTTAAATTTGTAATGTAACATCTCAATTAACCCAGTTATGCTTAAATCATAACAGTATTTACTTAATATTGTTACACTCATATTAGATGCCGTTGGCATCAAAAACAATTTGTTTTAATTCACTCGCTTTGCTCGTTCATTAAAGCCAAATCATTTTTTAATTCTTAAAGAAGAAATATTTAAAGAACCAGTAAATTATTATTTTAATAATTATTAACTGCTTGAAGAAGAGCCCATAGTCACGCCTATTATGGCGTAACAATGAGAATGTTTGAAGCACTCACTCATTACTTAATCAACTCAACTCTTACGAGAAAGGCAGGTTTTGCTGTCTCCTTTTACAAGCGTGTCTGTTTAACGCAAAGCATCACTACCGATTAAGAAGTAATTGTGACGCTTTTGTTGGTTACTCTTTCGAGCGTGTTTTTCCAACTCACTTTATTCACGTATTTCTACGCTACAACCATTAAGACAAGTGAAAAGCAATCCCAATTCAGGGCTCTTTTAAGGCATCCTACATAATAGGGTAGACACTTGAATTTAGATAATAAGCAATCCCGATTACCCTGCGACTTCACCAGGGGTTCATCAACACTATTACAGTCGGCGTGTTAACCTTAATCTTATTTGAAAGGGTTCTGTGAGGGGATTTGTATTAGATTTGTATTAGTTTTTTTATTAGTTGTATCTGTATTGTACACTCTTTTATTTAGTAAGTCAAGCGAAAAAGAGCATAAAACGACTTATTTTGACTGTTTTTTAGATAAAGCCGTTATCTATGTCGTATTTAATCTCATCAAAGACAATCTCTGCGTGTGCTTGAATATCTAAATGAGTGTAAGGTTTTTTTCTCTCTTTTCTCATTATTCTTGTACACTCGCTATCGTGGTAAGAACATTCTGCTTGGTGCAGAATGCGATTTTCCGCACTTTCAATTTTGTCTTTGTCTACATCGGCACTCCATAATAACATTTCTACGCTTGATGCTATTTGTGTGATAACATTGTGGTCTAATTTTGGGTTAATCATTGTTGTATTCTCCTATTTGTTAAATTATGTAAGTTATTACTCAACTTACTGTACCATTGTAACATAGAATGTACAGTAAGTCAAGTTTTTTATTGTTTTTAGTTAAAAACAGATGTTACAAGCAAATCATCGCCTTTTTTTGTAAATGTCGCTTTAGCGTTCGGCCAAGCCCATTGCCCGTCTTCTGCTAAATGTTTACAAGCAAAACCTGCCATTTGACCACCCTTTTCTTCTATCATATCTAGTGTCCAAATCTGACCAACTTGAGGGTAACCACTCATAATTGTTTGTCTTTGAGATTTGTTCCAGATTTTACGATTATCAATTTCTGCGAAATCTGGGTCTTTTGCTTCCATCATAGTACCTAAGAAATCATCTTTGTTGATGTACATCACCATAGAATAATTGTAATCAGTATCTGGGTGCTCTTTTTTCATCTCAACGAAACTCTTTTCGCAACCCTCAACGAACTCAATTTGTAAGTCATCTAACTTTGATTTGTCTATTACAGGTAAACCATCAGCGAACACTTTTGTATCAACGAAAAAAGGTGTTGGTCTTTTTTGTACTTGACTTGCGAAGTGTTCTCTTGCTTCTGCTCTTGTAATTCCGTGCGTTTTTGCGTATGTTGTAACTTGTCTTGCTGTAGCCATTGTATTTCTCCTATTTGTTTAAAAAGCGTAAGTCTCAACTCAACTTACACTACTATTGTATCATAAATCTGTAATAAGTCAAGTTTTTTATTGTTAAAATTCAACAGTTTCTACTACTTCTATTCTTTCAACTTTTGAGACTGTAATCAACTCACCAAAACGATTATCTTTCCAAAAGTCTTCATAACATTCTTTTACATCATCGCAATCTAAATCAGAATCATAACCAAAAACATTATTGGTTGCTGTATCAATCAATTCAATTCTTTCAATCTTTTCTTTACTGTTGGCATCATATGCGTGTACATTAAATTTACTCATTGTATTACTCCTATTTGTTTAAAAAGCGTAAGTCTTAACTCAACTTACTGTACTATTGTAACATAAATCTGTAATAAGTCAAGTTTTTGAGTGTTTTTTATGATAAATTGTTAAAATTCGTGCGAATTAACTTACTTTTGGCGGCTGCCAATGTATTGATGGACTTTTTCTTACGTCCTGCTTTTTGAGGAGTTGTATCAGTGATATCGTCTAAACCAAGACCTATTCTTGTTTTTCTGTCTATTTCCAACTGTTTGACGATTTGAATTAAGCCTAGTTCTTTGGCTTCTTCAATAGTGAGTATTTCTACTGGTTTTACTGGGTCTTTAGGCATCTGCTCTCTCTAATAATTAGAAAACGCATAGAAGAAATGGTGAATTACCCAAATAGGATTATGGAATTATGACTGGTAATACAGTGGCAATTTAAGTCTACAACTAACTAATACATTTGCCCCAATCAAGCGAAATAATCACCATTTCGTCTATGCGTTCTCAAATCAAATGAAATGACGACTAAAGAATGTTGTACTTTGATGAATAAGGCGATTAGAAGCGTTAATTAAACCACCATAGTACAATCTTATTTTGACGAATAAAGAGACGGATTATGTATGAAACCCAAGTTCGTTTCTAAAGTCGTCATTTCATTTGATTTGTAATACAAGTGTAACATAACTTGATAAACAAGTCAAGCGAATATTACACTTTATTCTACAAGTATTTATCAGAGGTGGAATATGTTAGTTTTGTATTAGGTTTGTTAATAAAAGCACCCTGTATGTCGTACTTGTCTAATATTGATTGTACGTCTGCTGACTTACAAGCAACTGAAAATACTGGATATGGCTCTTTGTATGAAGGTATGGCAGAATAACCACTTACTTCTTCTTCGTGTCTTAACTTGTCTAGTACTTCTGCTGAAACAAGCAAATAACATTCGTAATCACTTCTTCTTGTAAATGTTCTTGTTTTATTTGATATTACAGATGTTGGTTCTTTAAATCTGTAATCATTAAAAAAGTACCAGTATTGGTTATCTAATAACATTCTTCTTCTTCTATGTTTAATAAATCTTGTGCTGTTTCCAGTAGATGTTCGTATCTAATTTGTGATTGCCTTGGTAATGTATTGAACACTACTCTGAACATCTGTAACTCATTTAAGTCGCAGGAACCGAGTATTTCCATCTTCTGGAGCATACAATCTAACTTCATTACAGTGTATGACTGCTTCTCATTGTACAACTTAATCTTCATTATTGTGTGTCCAATGCTACCCAAGAAGACCCATTGTATCCATAGAACTTGTTATCTGTTGTGTTAAAGTACATCATACCTGCTGTTGGTGAACCAGGTGCTGATGATAGATTTGCTAATTCAATTGGTACAGCCGATGCTACTTTTACAGGATTAATAGTCAACTTTTTACCTATCTCTACAACAGCGGAATCACCAGAACCATAGTCTGTTGCTTCCATTATCTCCATAACCCTGTTCTGACTGTCTCGTCTATGCATTATCCACTCGAACGATGGAACACCAGGTGTATTTGTTGTACAGGTGCCTGTGTATTGTATTTGGTGGTTACTAGTGCCTCTATCAAGTCCGTGAACTACTGCTCCGTTACTGAATGCTGTTCCGTAATCATTAAAGGCTAACTTCTCTGTTGTGCTACCGAATGGTGTTGAACCAATAGCGACACTTACATCACTACCCTTTAATGCGATAGGCTTGTAATTGTATCCGTCTACTCCGCCATTAGCATCACCCCTTGATATGATATTAAATCCATTATGAGCGCCCCATACATTCAAGTCCATCGATATCCATTCTTGGTCACCATAGTTTTTACTAAAGTCAAATAGATAGTCACCAGCAAATGTGATACCGTCACCCTTGTAAGCATCGCCAGAACCACTACCAACTCCTGTTGCTGTGAACACTGTGCCAACATTGTTATCTGCTGAACCAATTGCTGTGAAATCTGTTGTGCCTACTGTTTTTATCGTGTATTTGTCGTCTACAACGAATGAACCCGCACTCACTACAGGATTGTTTTCTGATACATTTGTTCTAGGCTTAGTGTTATTTGGATCCATTGTCAGGATAGTTTGATACCTTGGCCATCCTGTGTTGTGTCTACCAACAATCGCTACAACATCATCATTGGAATCTTCTAATAATATGTGTGTTTTATCCCAACCACTATTATCTGTTTCTAAATGTAATATTGGCGATAATAAAGATGGGGTTTCTGTTATCTTCATCTTATCTGTGATACTTCCTACATCGATATCAGTGTCGTTTGTCCATTCTACTGCGCCTGATGTTGAGTTGTATGCTAGTACTTGGGCGTTTGAAGCACCAGTTGTGTTTATCTTCGCTAATGTTACGGCATCGTCTGCTATCTTCGCCGTTGTTACGGAATTTGATGCTAATTCGGCTGCTACAACAGTACCATCAGCAATCTTGGCTGCTGTAATACTTCCGTCGGCTATCTTTGCTGTTGTTACATTTGCGTCTAATATCTTTGCTGTTGTTACGGCGTTATCTTGTAATTCCGCTACTGTAATGGCGTTGTTTGCTATGTCTTCTGCTACGATAACATCTACCGCAATCTTGGCTGATGTTATCGCTCCGTCGGCTATTTTTGCGTTTGTTACAGCACCATCTTTAAGAAAAGATGTCTGTACACTATCAGGTCCAATATTTGTATTTGGTGTTATGATTTTCATAATCTACTCCTAATCGTTATCGTCATTTTTTGCGTTTTCTAATATCGTTAGACTGTACACGTTAGGGTCATATTCCCTTAAAGATAACTCTATTCTATTATTTGGGAGAATTATCGTTTCAGTTACACGAAACAGTTTATTCGTTATGTTAAATGTTGAGTTTGTTAACGAAACTACATCTCCTGGTTCCAATCTCATTGCTTCAATTGAAGCGGTCAGAACTATTCTATTTGATTGACGAGATTGATTGAGTTTGTATGTTGCTATTCTTTGTGCTGTTGCTACTGTTTTTGTAAATGGCAGAAAAATCTCACTCTGGAGTAATGCCCCATTATCTTGTGTTTTTAGTACTGAACTTTCGATAACTTTAATATTATCTTTGTAATCAGTACTGTCGTCCATAAACTTTACTTTAATACTATTTAATAATCCTGCTCTACTTGATAATTGATACGACAATGGACCAATTGTGTTGTAATTGTCTAAAGTCATAACTGATGAACCCGTTTTTTCTGGAACTAACTTGTATTTGTTACCCAAAGTTAAAGAACTATTACAACAGGTGAATAAATCAATCATATTATCATACATATTAACTTGAGTTAATAGATTGCCACGACAATGAAAACCTTCGTTATTAAAATGTGTTGCGGCACTGGCGAATGATGGTAAATCAATTTGACTAACTGGTATGCCCTTGCCGTAACGAGTGTTTGTTAGATAATCCAGAATACAATTTGCTGGGTTATCTGAATAACTTAATGATGTGCCATCGCTTGTACTTGGCACTTTCTTACCTTCAACTTCAAAAGTTATTGATGGTACACCGTTTTTCCAAATATCAGCATAATATTTTAGTTTAAAATAAACATAAGCAATCCCTGTAAATTTAGGGTCGTTGCCCATTATTGAACCATTAGATAAATCTGAAATTGCTGATTGACTATCTGAACCTGCTCTAAACTTGATTGTTACATAACCATCAAATGGTGATTGAATTGCCCAACTATCGGAATCACCTGATGAACTATTATTTGTTGCGGCTAATACATCATTAAAATAGATTTTAGTACAGTTGTTAATCTCACCCTCGCATAAAGTCATTACCATATGTAAGAATGCGTTAGGTATTTCTGTTTCACCAGATGGCGTGTAAGCGCCCTCCGCTTTAATAAAAACTTGTGCTCCGCCTGTTCTTGTTTTACCGTAGATGACTGGGATTGGCTCGTTAGTACCTTGCTTCTGAACCATTATGCCCTGTGACCCCATTGCTGGTGCGTCTATTTTAGTGGAGTCTATGCTTACTGGTTGATTTGCCAGTTGGGCTCGTCTTGCTGCCTCTTCCTTTTTTCTTCTTCTTTTTTCTTTTCTTTTTCTATTCCAACCACCCATTAAGTTATCTCCTTTCTTACGCAAATAGCCTCTGATTTAAATCCGTATTTGCTTAATTTATTCGCAAGAGCCGATTGGGCATATGGAATCATTAAATTGTAAAAATCAACAGAATTTTGTTTATTAACATTCTCAATTTCTTCTAAAAATTTAAGAAATGTTTTACCGTTTCTGTACTCTGGTAATATGAAAAATAATAATTCCATTCCTTGTATTTTATCACTATTGTATGTCCATTCTGATTTAGTACTGTAATAAACTGAAACTAATTTATCATCATCATATGCTACTATGCCATAAGCATCATAGTCATCGTAATATTCGTGCCACTCATCTACAGTCGTGGTCATAGGTATTTTACCTGATTGAGATGCCATATGGTCATCCCAAAAATGTTTTACATAAGTGTCTCTTATGTCTTTTGAATGCTTTTTCTCTAAAGGTTGATAAATTAGTTTTGACCCCATTTTATCTCCTTGTTGAAATCGGCAGAGTGTTCAAAACAGGTATCTGTACTAAAGTGTGATTTCTGTTCGGAATCATTCGTGTGTCTACCTTTCTTTCTGCTAAAGTCTGTCCAATGCGATACTGCTGTTACTTGAACTGTCGCATCGCCACCCTTTGGGTCGTGTGTAATAACAGGTGTATCTATTCTGCCATCAAATACTGTGAAAGAAGAACCAACTAAAGCGTCTGTATCTAGGTTAACGAATTGTTTTTTGATTACAACTTGTTTATCTATGTAATCGTAATCTAATAAAAGATTAACGTCAACATCTTCAATCCCAGATAATGTTAAGTTAACATTTGTAATTGAGTTATCTAAATCTTCGATAACATTTGCCATTCCTAGCCAACCACCATCAGCAACGAAAGTTTCGCCGTCTACTGTTAAGTTTCTGGAATAATCAGTTAAGTACAATGGGTCACTTGCGTCTACATAGATTTCTATTAGTGTTACAAGTGAGTTAACACTTTTTTCACTCTCGGTGTTTCTAGTACTATCTGTAAATCTTGCCATATTAACCTGTCCATTGTTCTATGAATTGAACCTTAAACCCATAATTTAACGCACTGTCTACGTCAAATTTAATACTATCATTCGCAAAAATAACGTGTATTGGAATATCTTCATCAAAAGTATTTAGTGTATGTGCAGAAGTGATGGCTGTGAGAAGACCAGGCTCAAATCTAATTCTACAAGTACCATTTGTTTCGTGGCTACCACCATTAGCGGCTACAACATAAATCTTGTCGTGGTTGCTGAACTGTATCATATTTCCACCTTTGATTGCTGTTGTAAGATTGTTATCAAAGCCATTTACTACTACTTCTCTTACGCCTACAGCATAAGAAGCCGTTGATGTATGTACATCATCATCTGCTATGTGTGTCGCATCGTTGATTAACTCTTTTGGTGCGTTTAATTTGAATGCTAACGCACTACCTCTCATTGCTGTGAAGAAAGCAAGAAACGGTTGTAACTCATCGGCACTCATTGGCGGATAAGTGTAATCTAAATGAATACGATGAGTACCCAAAGATTGTCTTTGTATCGTTAAAGCGTTTGATGTTGTTACTAATGTTGGTTGATGTATTTCTACTTTAATTGATGACGGTTTAATATGATTTGGGAATGTTCTTCCACTCGCATCTTGGTCAGCGTTTAGATTTGTGTATGTTGTTAATGCCATTATCTACTCCTTATCCGTATGGTCCTTGACGACCTCTTCTATTAAACGCTTCTTGTATGAGTCCTGTGATTGCGTTTTCTTGCGTCATAATAAACTCACCACCCGATTGTGTATCAATCGCACTTACATTAAAGTTAATTACAACTTGGTCTCCACCTGAACCCCCTAACATATTCCTTGATTGAGCGTTACTGAATACTCTTGTGTTGCCTGCTGGCGCAATGATTTCTGGACCATTCTCACCAACAATTGATGCTTTACCACCCGGTGCTAATCCGCCTTGATGAAAGAGACCACCCAAGAACCCGAACAGCCCACCGAACAGCCCACCACCACCGGTTAATGCTCCGATGAGAGGTTGTACGATGTAATATTTAATCAACGCCTGGGCAATCATCTCAAATACCATATTAGCCATACTACGAAGGCCGTCCATAACAGATGTAACGCCTGTAAACATATTGTAAAATACACTCGTCATATTATCTGCTAATCCTTCTAAACCAGACTTAATCGCTGTTAAGGCATCTTTCGCTTTATCACTAAAGTTTGTCCATCCTTCTTGTGTGCCACCTAGAGTTTTCCACATATCGTAAAGTTCTTGGTGTTGTTCTTTTATCGCTACTACTACTTCTTGGTCTTTAAGTGTTTCATTTAAGTTTGATTGAGCGACTTCTGTGTTCTTAATTGCTTGTTCTAATGCTTTTTGTTTTTCAACACCTGCGGCTACAAGTCTGTCGTACTCACTCATAAACTTCTTAATAATTCCAGGACCAGAGATATCTTTTGCTAAAGTACCCATCTTCTTAAGACCACTT